CGGCAGGGGGGTCGGGATGCCCGTGGTGGGCGGCGCCATCGAGGTGCTGTCCTTCATCCCGGACAACGTGATCATCGGCGGCTACTTTGACCTGTACATCCTGGCCGAGCGCGCCGGCAGGCAGTTCGCAAGCTCCGAGCACGTCCGCTTCCTTCAGGATCAGACCGTCTTCAAGGGCACGGCCCGCTATGACGGCGCGCCTGCCATCGCGGAAGCCTTCGTTGCCATCGGCATCAAGGGCACCACGCCCAACGCCACCATGACCTTCGCCAGCGATACCGCCAACTGATGGCCGGATATCGCGTCCTGACCACCTTTGTGGACGTGCGCGGCGGGTGCCGCCTGTATCACGCAGGCGACACCTGGCCCGCGCCGGGCGTGACGCCGGATGACAAGCAGGCCGCGGAGCTGTGCGGAGGCGAAGGCCGCGCGGCCCTGATTGCGCCCGCTGAGCCCGAAAAGGCCCCGGCGGCCAAGCCGAAAGCAAAGGCAAAGCCCAAAAAGGGGGCATGACCCGTGGCGACGATCAACCGAGAAAGCGCCCTGCGGATGGTGAAAAGCCGCCTGAACCGATTGCAGACCGACACCAGCCTGGATGACTATCTGATGGGCCGGCTGGACGCGGCCGTGCAGGAGCTGGAAGGCACAGGCATCAGCCTGACGGATTCCGCCGAGGATCTGATGCTGGCCGTGGATTACACCGTCTGGAAGTATCAGAACCGTGACGCCGCCGGCTCCATGCCGGACTGGCTCAGGCTGGCCCGCCGGGAGCGGTGGGTGCGGCAGGGGGTGGAGGCATGATCCTGGATAAAGGCATCTGCACGATCTTCCGCCGGACGGACGCGGCGCAGCCCGGCGCCATGCCGGCGCCGGTGCATACGCCCATCTGGCGCAGCTGGTACGGGGAGCTGGACTTTGAGACGTCCCCCGTCTGGCAGACGGACGGGCGGAAGTCCCTTCAGGCGGACGCCCGCATCCGGGTGCTGCAGAACCGGGAAATCCGGCAGCATGACGTGGTGATCCTCCGGGAGCTGGAAGACTGGCCCGACCCCGCCGGGGCGGACACGGTCTACCAGATCACCAGGGCGTACCACGGCACCGACGACGACGGCCCCACCCCGATCACCGACCTGACGCTGGAGGTGGTGCAGCCGTGACACTGGACGAAATCAAAACCCTGCTGGCGGAGGTCGATCCGGATATTCGGCACTACTGGACCATGGGCACCGGCGCGGACTACAGCTTCTGGGAAGAGACCCGGCTGCTGGACTTCACGGCGGACGGGCATCACGCGGACGCCTGGGCTTTTACCGTGCATCGCTTCACCAAGACGGAAGGCGACCCGGTGGCCCTGGCGCTTTTTCGCGCCCTGGACGCCGATCCGCGCATCGCGGTACGGGTGGACGTGGATCACGAGCCGGAAACCGGATACATCCACCACATTTTCAGCTGCGAGGGCTACTAAGATGGCAAGCTTTGATACTGCCGGTCTGGACGATCTGATCTCCGACATGGAGCGGCGCGGGGAAACCTCCGGCCCCATGGCCGAGGCCATGGTGAACGCCGCGGTGGAGATCATCCGGCAGGCCTGGGTGGACGCGGCCATAGCCCACGGGCATGTAGACACCGGCACCATGATCAAAAGCATTGACTATCCGGAACCTGTTCACAATTTGGGCGGCATTTTGTACCGTGACGTGTACCCGCAGCGCAGGCACAAGCGCACCAGCAAGAACGGCAAAGACCGGAGCGTCCGCAACGCCGAAAAGGCCTTCATTCTGCACTACGGTTCCAGCAGCATCCCCGCGTCCTACTGGGTGGACGACGCGGACGAAGCTGCCGGGCCGCTGATCCAGGAAAAGCTGGAGGCGATGTGGGCGGAATACCTGGAGACCGGGGAGATCCCCGCCTCCGACTGATAAGGAGTGAAGAAAGTATGGCATTCATTGGGATGCAGCACCCGGTAGCGGCGGCCTTCTCCCAGGCGGACGGCGCGGCCCCCACGTATACCGGCGGCATGGTGATCGGCAAGGCCATCACCGGCAATCTGACCATCAACCACAATGACAACCCCTTGTATGCGGATGACACCATCGTCGAGGACGACAACTCCATCACATCCATCGATCTGGAGCTGGGCACCGACGATCTGAGCGACGCGGCGCGGCAGCTGCTGCTTGGCATGCAGGTGGTGGACAACGTCGGATATGATTCCGACGTGGCCTCCGGCTATGTGGGCGTCGGCTATATCCGCGTCCGCAGGCTGCGCGGCGTCACCAGCTATCAGGGCGTGTGGCTGTATAAGGTGCAGTTCTCGGAGAACGCCGAGAACAGCGCCACCAAGGGCGAATCCATCGAGTGGCAGACCCCGACCCTGAACGGCCGCGCCATGGGCGTGGACATCGAGGTGCAGGGCGTGGAAGGCTACGTCTTCCGCCAGAAGAAGAGCTTCGAGACCCTGGCGGCGGCTGAGGCCTGGCTGGACGGCCTGGCCGGCATCTGACCAAGGCAACCCGCGCAGGCATGAGCGTCTGCGCGGGTGCTTTTTGCATCATCTTCGGAGGTAACGATGATGAAAACAACCCCGGTAAAGATCGGCAAGCGCACGTTCGCGCTGCTGTACAACTACGCGGCGCTGTGCCGCCTGGAAGAGCTTGCCCCGGACTTCACCCTGGACAAGGCGGCGGAGATGCTGAACCGCCCCAGCGGCCTCCGGGTGATGCTGCTGGCCGCCATCGAGCAGGGCGAGAAAGAGGAAGGCCGCACGCCGGACATTGATCTGGAGTGGCTTGGGAAGCACCTGCCCATCGCGCCGGTGCGCCTGGTGGAGATCCAGGTGGCCGCCATGAACGCCCTGGCGGACGGCCTCCGCATGGAGACCGATCAGGACGGCGACGATCAGGAGCGCGACGTGGTCCTGGATGAGATCAAAAAAAAAGAGCCGACGGGCGGCTGACGTGCCGGCGGCTGATGCACTACGGGCTGGTGTCCGGTCTGCGGGTGGATGAGATGCTGCGGATGTACCCCGGCGCCATCTGCGACCTGTACGTCATGCGCCAGCGGTACGACGATGATGAGCACGGCATCCGCCGGAAAAAGCAGCGGATCTACGACTGAGGTGAGTTTGTATGGCGACCCGTGAAATAAAGACCCGTTTCAAGCTGGAAGGCGAGCAGCAGTACAAGAGCGCCATGTCGCAGGCCGCGTCTGCCGTGAAGATGCTCAATTCCGAAGAGAAGCTGGCCAAGGCACAGTTTCAGGCCACCGGCGACGCCCAGGCCTATGCCGCGGCACAGGCGGACATCCTGAAGCGGAAGATCACCGAGCAGAAAGCCGCCGTGGCTGCTGCGGAGGGTGCCATCAAGGCACTGACGGCCAACGGCGTCAGCCCGGCGTCCAAGCAGTTCCAGACCTGGCAGACCAAGCTGAACACCGCCAAGGCATCCCTGACGCAGATGGAGACGCAGCTGGCCAGCGTGGAGGGCGGCCTGAAGACGGAGACCACCGCCACCGAGACCGCGGCAGCCAGCGCCGACACCCTGCAGAAGAGCCTGAAGAAGATCGGAACCGGCGTGGATCTGGCCAGCGCCTCCCAGGCCGTCGATTCCCTGAAGGATAAGCTGGAGGGCGTGATCAGCGCGGCGGCGAGGGCGGCAAAGGGCGTCTTTGATCTGGGCGCGGATGCGGGCGCCTGGGCGGATGACATCATCACCAACGCCACCGAGCTGGGCATGGACCCGGAGACGTATCAGAGCTGGCAGTACGCCGCCCGCTTCATCGATACCTCCGTGGAGACCATCTCCGCCAGCATCCAGGACCTCAACAAGGGCATGAAAAACCCGACCGAGTTCGCCGAGACCATGGCGGGCATCGGCGTGGCCTATCAGGACGCAGCCGGCAACGCACGCCCGGCCAGCGCCATCTTCTGGGACGCCATCGACTACCTCCACGGGATGACGGATGAGAGCACCCGCGCAGAGAAGGCCACGAAGGTCTTCGGCAATGACTGGCGGAAGCTCATGCCGCTGATCGAGGCCGGCTCCAGCGCCTGGAACGATATGACGGCGCAGGCGCGGGAAGTGGCCGTGGTCAGCAATGAGAACGTGCAGGCTTTGGGCGGCGTGGATGACGCCATGCAGGACTTCTCCGCCCGATTTGACAAGCTGAAATACGACGCGCTGGCAGCCCTGGCGCCGACCTTCCAGCAGGTGGCCGAGGCCATGAGCACGGCGGTAAGCGCCCTGGATGAGTTCGTGCAGTCCGAGGAAGGGCAGGCGGCCCTGGCCGGGCTGAATGAAGCCCTGGCGGGGATCATCACCAATCTGGCGGGCGAGGGTGGCTCCGGCTTCGCCTCCCTGGTGGATACGGCCAAGGGCGCGGTGGAGGGGCTGAACGGCGCGCTGAAGTGGATCAGCGAGAACGGCACCACCGTCGCCGGGATCATCAAGGGCATGGGCGTCGCCTGGGGCAGCCTGAAGGTAGCCTCCACCGTGCTGGAGTTCGTGCGGCTGCTGAAGGTGCTGCCCCTTGACAAGCTGGGCGGCCTCTTTGGCGGCGGCGGGAGCACGCCGACACCGGCACCTGCGCCGAGCGTGCCGGCAGGCGGCGGAGCTGCGGCTGCTGGTGCGGGTGGATTCCTCTCCAAGGCTGGTGCCTTCCTGGGCTCCACGGCGGCCAAGGCGCTGGGCGGTGTGGGTCTGGCTGCGTACCTGGTTCTGAAGCCTGCCGAGGGCGGAAACGACGACATGTTTGACGAAAACGGCAGGTTGATCGGTGATCCGGACTACGACGTGGAAGCGGACCCGAACGGATGGTTTAGCGGCGGTCCTTACGCCGGCAACCTGAAAGATCTGGGGAAGAATCAAAGGGCCAAGCGGCTGAAGCAGCAGGCAGACGCAGCTTCCGCGGCGTGGGACTACGTCAAAGGCGGCGGCTCCGATCCTTTCGACGACGTGTGGGTGCAGCTGTCTGACGCTTTCCAGGGCGAGGAAGACGTGTACGAAAAGGTTGCCGCCCGGATCAATGAAATGGCCGAGCAGCTCCAGCAGGGCGCGGACCCGGCGGCGGTCGGGGACTTCCCGCTGGCGGACTTCGATCTGGAGGGCGCGGTTGGCGCGGCGGTTGACCTGGGCGAGCGCACGTCCGAGGGCGTGGCGCAGGGCATTTACAACAAAGCCCCCGAAGTGCAGACGGCATCCGAGTATGTGGCGCAGATCGCGCAGCGCGCACTCCGGCGCGCGCTGGACATCCACTCTCCGTCGAAGGTCTTCGCCCAGCTTGGCGCGTACACGGCGCAGGGCTTCGCGGAAGGCATCACCGGCAGCGTGAGCCGGGTGGAGCAGGCCGTCGGCGCCATGGTGGCGGCAACCACGCCCCAGCCCGCGGCGGCTGTCGGCGGCTTTGACCTTGGCGCGATGGCAGCCGGTCAGGCCTCCGGCATGAATGAGGGCGTTTTCGCGGCGGCTGTGGCTTCCGCGGTCCGGGACGCGGTCAGCACCATCGTGGTGGATATGGACGGCGTGGCCGTGGGTCATGCGGTTTCCTCCACCGTGAACGGGGACCTTGGCTGGCGCGAGTATCAGGAAAGGTATGAGACCGCATGAAGAAGTGGTGGATAGACGCACGTTTCCGCGGCATCAGCATGGCCGACCTTGCCCAGTCCGTGCACATCATGGACGTGGAGGAGGCGGAGCCCTCCGCCAGCATCCAGCACGGCGCGAACGCCGGCTACTCCGGCAGCCGATTCCTTGGCATGTACCGGGAGACGCTGGACGTGGTGATCACCTTCGTTGTGTATGACAAGAACCGCCAGCGCCGGCAGCAGGCGCTGGATCGGGTGCGGATGTGGGCCCGCGGCGTGGGCAACCTGGAGCTCAGCTACCGGCCCGGGCAGGTGCTCCGCTGCCGCGGCGGAGAAGGCATCGGCGTCCCAAGCGTCCAGAAATGGGCGGACGCCCTGACGGTGACCTTCACCGCCTACGCAGTACCCTACTGGATTGATAGGCAAATCAATGCCGCCTACTCCAGCGAGGAAACCACGGCCCACAGCCTGGGTCTGTCCCCGACCGGGACGGCGGAGCGCTGCCCCATGGCCTTCAGCCTGACGGCGGCTGCTGCGGTGACAAGCTTCACCATCCGCAACGCGTCCACGGACACGGCCATGACCTTCTCCGGCCTGAGCATGTCCGCGGGGCAGACGGCGGAGGCTTCCTACGCGGACGGCCTGCTGGCCGTGAAGATCGGCGACACCAGCATCCTCAGCAAGCGGACGCCCGCCTCCAGCGATGACATCTGGCTCCTGCAGCGCGCCGGCAATGAAATCACCGCCACGGCGGACGGGGCCTGCACGCTGGTTTGCACAGCGAGGGGGTTGTACTTGTGAGCATTGTACAGCTGCCGATCCTCCGGGACCGGATGGACCCCCGCGTGATCCTTGGTCCCCTGCACCCGCTGAAGCTGTCCGTCACCGAGACGGCGGACCCCGTTGGCAGCGCGCAGATGGATCTGCCCATGGATGAGGCCATCGAGAACGGGCAGTTCGTGGAGCTTTTCGACCTGTCCGGGTCCCTGGGCATGTACCGGGTCATCAATATCGCCAGAAACTACACCAGGGGCGGGACGGTCTCCGTCCGGCTGGAGCACGCCATCGGCACCCTGGGGAATACCTTCATCCATGAGGCGATCAAGTTTGAAGGCGCCACCATGTACGCGGTTTTCTGGCACCTGCTGAGCCTCCAGACCAAGGCCTACTGGCAGATCTGGGACGGCGGCGCGCAGGACAGCACCAACCCGGACATCGCCTTCCTGCTGAGCAGGACCGATCCGACCGAGTTCGGCACCGGGACGGACCTGCTGGCCGCCTTCCTGAACGGCATGGCCTACCTGTACGGCGTGGACATGCAGCTGGAGTACGACTTCTCCGTCTTCCCGTGGCGCGTCCTGCCTGTCCGGGTGGATAAGACCGTGAAGGCGGAAGCGCGTCTCAGCCGCAACGTCGAGACCGTGAAAATTCAGTACGATTACACCGCCATGACCACCCGGCTGTACGCCACCGGCGGCTATGACGATTCCGGGGAGCAGATCGTGCTGCCCGGCGACGGCTACATCGACGCGGACACCGTCAGCCGCTTCGGCATCATCGAGAGCCAGTGGCAGGACGGCACCGCGGCCACGCAGGAGAAGCTGCTGGAATCCGCCCGGGCGCAGCTGGAAAAGGTGAAAAACCCGGTGATCACCATCACCATGGACGGCTACGACCTGAGCCGCTCCACCGGCGAAAGCCTGGACCACTTCCGCCCCGGCGACTACCTCCAGACGGTGATCCCCGCGGATCAGATCGCGCTGCCGCTGCGGATCATCTCCGTGGCGCATCCGGACCTCCTGCGGGAGCCGGAGCGCGTCACCCTGACCATCGGCACGCCGGACAAGCGCAAAGTCACCCTGAGCCGGAAGCAGCAGCCCAGCAGCGGCGGCGGCGGAGGAGGAGGCGGAGGCGGCGGCACTCAGGCCTACACCCAGACGCACACCCACGCGGTGTACATGCCGTTCAACGGGACGATCCACGAGTTCGCCACCTGGACGGCCACCGTGGACAGCCGCTTCGTTTCCATCTCCAGCGCCACCCTCACCATCCGGCCATACGACACCGGAACCTACCTGTTCAACGTCAATGACGGCGAGAACCAGCGGGCCACCGGCAACAAAACCATCCGGCTCAGCGGCGTGACGGCAGGCGCCACCGAAAAGGTTACCTTCCGGTCTTCCTGGACCAAGAAGGGCATCACCTTCAACGTGACCCTGACCGTCAAGGGCAGGATCAGCACCACATAAGGGAGGTCGATACACAATGTTTGGAGCAACCGACCGGCTGGCGTACCAGGTGAACCTGGGCGCGCCGGTGCAGCCTGGGCGCGTGGATACGCTGCTGTTCACCGAGGACAGCGGCGGCACGGACATCCGCTTCGACCTGACGGATGAGCACGGCAGCCTGGCGGATCTGACCGGCTGCGGCGCGCAGCTGATCTGCATCAGGCCGGACGGTGCCACCGTCACCGTGGCGGGGACCATCACCGGCAGCGCGGCGGCGTTTACCGTCCCGGAGGCCTTCCTGACGGTGCAGGGCCGCGGCGAGCTGTTCTTCCGCCTGACCCGCGGGGATGTGCGGAAGGTGGTCTGGTGCGCGGAATGCAGCATCCGCCTGACCTCCACCGACGTGATCGTGGACCCAACCGGCGTGATCCCGTCCCTGTCGGAGCTGCTGGCGCAGATCGAGCGGATGGAGAGCCTGCACGACAACAACGTCAAGGGCTATTACGCCACGCTTGCTGCATTGCAGGCAGCGCAGCCCGAGCCCTACCCCGGCGACCTGTACGGCGTGGGCAGCGGCGGCACATTCACCTATTACATTTTCGACGGCACCGCCTCCGACTGGCTGGACCTGGGCGACATCTTCCGCCCGGAGGATCTGTACGTGGACTGGTCCGGCAGCGTGACCATCGCCTCCGGCTACGGCGGCACGGCCAAAGTGGTGCAGCACGGGAAAGCCGTCCACGTGGAATACACCTCCGCGACCTCCGTTGCGCTCAATTGGGACGTGCAGCTGCTGACCCTGCCAGCGGACATCCGCCCGTCGGTGCAGCAGAACGCCCTGATGGTCTATGCCAACCGCCAAGCGATGACTACCGGCTACGGCACCGTCAGCGTCAGCACCGCCGGCGCGGTGACCATCAACAACCTGAGCGCGGCGGACTCCAGTCAGATCCTGCTGAATTTCTGGTATGAGCTTTAAGGGGTGAGTGTATGGAAACGATCTGGAACACGATGTTTTTGCAGATTGGCCGTCAGGGCGAGAACGGCGCGCGGGTGATCCGGGCGGACGTGTCTGAGTGGCTGGAGGCCTACCCGTCCGGCGAGGTGGTGCTGTTCGTCACCCGGCCCACGGAGCTGACGCCCTATATCCCGGACGGTTCCTCCGTGGCGGGCGGCATCCTGTCCTGGACGGTCTCCGGCACGGATACCGGCATCGCCGGCACAGGCCGGGCGGAGCTGCGGCTGATGGACGGGGACACCATCGTCAAGAGCGAGGTAGTGCGGACCACCGTGGAGCCCTGCCTCCCCGGCACCGATTCCCCCGTCCCGCCCACGCCGGAGGTCACCGACTGGGTCACCCGGTTCATCGATTCCGCCGAAACGGTGGATGAGGCGCTGGAAAACGCGGACGCGGCAGCCGCCGAGCTGAACGCGGCCATCAGCGCGGGCGACGTGTACGGGCTGAAAAACACCGTGGAGAAGTTCGTCGGGGCGAAGCAGCTGCGGCTCACCTGGAACAACGGCTATATCAAGGCCGCGGATCTGAGCTTCGTCAACAGCACCAGCACCACCAGCCACTGCTACTCCGACGCGGTGCTGATCCCCGCCGGGACCATGCTGTACGTTCCCCGGGTGAACAAGAGCACGTCCGTGGTGTGCCTGACCCTGTGCGCCAGCGACGGGACCCCGCAGCAGATCCTCCTGCCCGGCGTGGCCTCCGGCTACAGCACCGGCGCGCACATCCTCTACCCCATCGTGGAGGATACCTGGGTGCGGTTCAGCGGAAACCACTCCATGGAAGACAGCATGACCTATTACGCCGGGCCGCTGGACCGGGATTTCGTCTTCAGCGCGGAAAACTTCGATCAGTTCAACGTGTCCACCAGCCTGAATTACAACGCGGACCGGGTGGCCAAGGCGACGGGCATCAGCGCCAGCGCCGGCATGATGAACTCCGACAAGATCTGCCTGCCGAAGGGCATGACGCTGGAATACTGGGGCTGCGCCAGCGGCGAATCCGGCGTCCTGACGGTGTTCCAGTACCCGCCCGCCGGCAGCGTCACCCCGCCCATCAACGGCCTTGTGCTGGGCGAATCCACGGTGCAGCACGGGGAATACACCGCCCCGGAGCACATGTACGTCCGGCTTTGCGCCCGCGTCGCGCCCAATGACGCAGCCTTCAACGTGGTGCTGCCGGAGGATGTGTTCAAGTCCTGGCGGATCTACTACAAGCCCACCCACGCGCCGGAGCACGTGAAGAACAGCCCCCTGTACGGCAAAAAGCTGACCGTCATGGGCGATTCGCTGATTTACGGCAACAAGCTGGGCCCGGGCGGCACCTGGTCCAATACCGTGGCGCTGAAATACGGCATGGCGTACGAGAACCTTGGCAGGAACGGAGACCCGGTGGGGCATCCGGCGGACGGCACCGGCATGGTGGACCGGCTGGACAGCATCCCGGCGGACACGGATTATTTTGTGCTGGACGGCGGCGCCAACGACCGGAACGACAGGATTCCCCTGGGCGAGGATGACAGCACCGACACCGGGACGTTCTGCGGCGCGCTGAACACCATCATCACCGCCTTCCGGCAGAAATGCCCGCGGGCCAAGTTCCTGCTGCTGACCAACTGGCAGCGCTTCGCCGGCGCCAACAGCCTTGGCCTGACCGATCTGGATTATGTGAACGCCATGCTGCGGGTGGCCGCGCTGCGGTGCGTGCCGGTGTTCGACAACTACCACGGCTGCGGCATCACCTTCTTCGATGAGAACCAGCTGGCCTGGATCGATGAGGCAAAGGACCGGCAGAAGCTGGTGGACGGGCAGATCACCTATTATGAGAACGTGAAGCACTTCTCCCTGGCCGCCTTCGAGTGGCTGACCCCGCTGTATGAGAAGCTGCTGGAGGGTCTGTGAGATGATCCCGGCGCGTGACCTGCTGGCGGACTTCCACCGGATGCTGTCGGAGCACTGGCGGTATGTGTGGGGGTCCGCCTCCACCGGCTGCGTGGACTGTTCCGGCGCGTTCGTCTGGAGCTTCCGGCGGCACGGGGAATCCATCCCCCACGGGAGCAACGCCATCGCCCGGCTGCATGTGCGGCAGCTGCTTCCGCCCTCCCAGGCGCGGCCCGGCATGGCTGCGTTCAAGGCGCGGGAGCCCGGCCAGAAATACTACGCCCTGCCGGACAAGTACAAAAACAGCGGCGACCTGCTGGACTACTACCACGTCGGCCTGGTGGACGACGATCCCGCCTGGGTGCTGAACGCCCAGAGCGCCAAGACCGGCTTCGTCCGCTCCCGCCTGCGGGAAAACTGGTGCGCGGTGGGGTACCTGAACAAAGTCAAGTATGAAGAAGAGGTGGTTCCGATGTCGGAAATGCGGGTATTCTGCGACCACGGCAGCTCCGTGAACCTGCGGCGGCAGCCGTCGGTGTCCGCGGCGCTGGTGTGCACGGTGCCCAAGGGCGCGGCGGTGGAGGCCGGCCCATGTGACGTGCCGGAGTGGATGGCCGTCCAGTGGAGCGGCAAAAGCGGCTATATGATGAGCGCCTTCCTGCGGGAAGCGGACGCGGCCACGGACGCCGGCGGCGATCCGGCTGATCTGGTGACGATCCAGCTGCCCCAGGCCGCGGCCATGGCGCTGCGGGACGCGCTGATCAGGGTGATGGGGGTGGGCTGAGTGAGTGAAGCAGTGGTGGTGGCTATCGTGACCGCCGGTCTGTCTCTGATCGGGACGGTGGTCACCGTCCTGGCAGCCAACCGGCAAACCCTGGCAGCCATGGACAAAAAATCCGAGCTCAGCGACCAGAAAATTCAGGGCGAGATCGATGTGATCAAGTCGGAGATCCGCACCCTGTCCGGCCGCGTGGAGGCGCACAACCGCCTGATCGAGCGCACCTACGCCCTGGAGAAGCAGGCCGGCGTGCTGGAGGAAAAGGTCAAGGTCGCCAACAACAGGATCAGCGACCTGGAGAAGAAAGGAGCATGACCATGATCGATTGGAAAGCGAAGCTCACATCCCGGAAGTTCTGGATGGCCGTGGTTGGCCTGGTGTCCGGCCTGCTGGTTGCCTTCCGCGTGGACGCGGAGACCGTGGAGACCGTCTCCGGCGTGATCATGTCGGCCGCCAGCGTCATCGCCTACATCATCGGCGAGGGTCTGGCCGACGCCGCCGGCGCAGCGAACCCCGCTTACCTGTTCGCCAAAGAAGACGAACCGCCCGCCGATCCGGAGGACGCCGAAGGCTGAGAAAGCCCCGCCTGATATAGCACCTGCTATACCGGGCGGGGCCTTTTTGCGTGCCCTCACGCCGCCAGCCTGAGCGCAAGCACGAAGCCGCCGGGGACGGCGTATAGGACCGGGGTTTGATTTGGGGGAAGACATCCCCACTCCCTACCCTCTAAGCAAACCCGGATCTTGTCTTCCGTGCTTGCTTCGAGGTCTTCCAGCTTTACCGGGAGCTGCAGCTGTGCGGCTCCCGGTTTTCCGTATGTCAGGGTGATCAGCAGCGTGCGCCCGTCGTAGGACACGGCGCGGACGATGGCGTCGATCAGGGCCTGCTGATAGTCCGGGTCGCTGAGCTCGCCTTCCCGGAGCAGCTGCAAGGCGGCTTTGATCTCCGCCGCGGTGAAGGTGTCCGCGATGGTGCTTTGAAGCTCACACAGCCGGGCCTCCAGCAGATGAGCCTCCGCCTCCAGCTCGCGCAGCCGGTCGGCGGTGGTGTCCGTGTAGATCCCCTTTTCGATGGCCGTCAGGATATTCCCGGCGGCTTTTTTGTTTGCCTTCAGCGCGTCCTGGGTGCGGCTGATCTCCGCGTCGGTATCCTCCTGCCGCTGGTGCGCGGCGGCATACTCCGCCATCCATTCGATGGTGTCATCCGTCAGCACCAGTTCCAGCACGGCACGCGCCACCAGCCCCTCCAGCTGATCCCGCGGGACGGGCTTCAGCTCGCAGCCGGTTCCCTTTCGGCGTCCTGAGCAATAGTAATAGGCGTGCCGGTCTCCGTGGCGGCCTGTGCCGGACACACCGGTCAGCCCGCAGCCGCACAGCCCGCATACGGCCCGGCCTGTCAGCACATACAGCCCGTGGCCCCGGTCCCGGCGGTCCAGACGGTTCTCCGCCTCCGCTGCGATCCGGCGCTGGACGCGGTCGAAATCCTCCCGGTCGATGATCACCGGCACGCCTCCCTCCACCCGGACGTCTTTCCAGATGAAGACGCCGGTATATCTTTCATTTTTCAGCAGCGCGTGGAAGCTGCTGCGGCTCCACGGCTTCCCGCGCTTGGTGGTGATCCCGCGGGCATTGAAATCCCGGGCTATGGCGGCCATGGTCTCCCCTGCCCCGTACCGCCGGAAGGCCTCCTGCACCAGGGCGGCCTCCGCGGGGTTGATCCGGTACCGGCCATCCGGCCCGCGGTCGTAGCCCAGCGGGATGGTGTGCGATCCGGACGCGATGCAATTCTCGGCATTGTACCGGAGACCCCGGCGGATCTTCCGCTGGAGCTCCCGCGAGTAATACTCCGCGAAGCCCTCAAAGATTGACTCCATCAGCACGCCCGCCGGATCGTCGGTCACCTGCTCCGTGACGGACAGCACCCGGACGCCGCATTCCTTCAGCGCGTGCTTATACACGGCGGAATCATAGCGATCCCGGGCGAAGCGGTCAAAGGCATAGACGATCACCTTCGACCAAGCCAGGGCGGAAGCGTCCCGGATCATCTGCTGGAAGCTGGGCCGCTGATCCGTGGTGCCGGTGATGGCGTGGTCGGCGTACACCCGCAGCACCTTCCACCCCTGCTGATCTGCATACGCCCGGCACGCGCTGACCTGCTGATCGATGCTGACATCCCGCTGCCGGCTGGATGAGTACCGCGCATAGATCACCGCTACATCCTGCGGCGGTTCCTGCGTCCGCTGCTGCTGCTTTTTCATGGCTGCGCCTCCTGCGTATACTCACGATAGCCGGGCGCGCTCAGGTCATCCCGGCTGATGTGTTCCAGCTCATGCTGATAAGAACGGGCGTTTTGCTCCGATGACAGCCGGGCGTTCAGGATGACATAGCACCGGCCATCATCGTCATGGTAGCAGAAACCCCGGACCCCGGTCGGGAGATCGGCCAGCCTGGTGACCGCCTCCCCGTACTCATCCATCATCGCCGTCGCGCTCACTCATGCTCCTCTCCGCGCC